TAGGCCTAAATCAATTTTTTCCCAGTTTGCTGGCGATGTGTCGGGGTTTTCTGAATTGCTATCAACCTGACTTTGCCATAGCGTAATTCCGTCTCCCCCAAGGATTACAGACCCTTTCGGATAACCACCAATTGCAGTAGCCATGCCAGAGCTAAAGGTTGGCTGACCCCCGGCCTGCATGTAACGAATGATGTCGGTGATCTGATAGAAAATGCCATTAAAGTCCTGTCCTGCTGGGGGTAGCCCGCCAGCCTCCTCGGGAGTCATGGTTATGTCGGGAAACCCCTTATCAAACCCTGCAGCACCGGTGGTGTTATTGGCAGCCGGTGGTATCGGATTTTTTGAGCCAGTGCTGGCCCATGGGGTGGTAATCTTTGCGGGTTCTGAAATCGACATGCTTTATCCTCATATCTCTAAAATTGATGGAATAACGCCGCCCGGGCTTGGCACTGCATCGCTGTTGAATATTCCCCTTTCCCACGGCTCAAGTGGGAACTCGAACACATACTGTATTTCCATCCCTCCTTGATCCTTAACGTAGCATCTGCCTCTTCCGGGGAAGATCTGCTGCAGCATTTTATTCAGATTGAAGGTTGTCAGGTCTGATATGTTGGTGAAAGCCTTGGTTAGTATCAGGGTGCGAAAAGCAGTGTCGGAAAGGTTGTATGACTGGCCCCCTGGATTGCCGTCATAGAAAACACCTTGACCGAATGGCTTCCAACTCTGGTTAATGGTGGCAGTCTTGAATCCAAGGTAGTTTCCTGGGCGAACAGTGACTACGCGGCCATTTTCCAACCCGACAATCCGCCCCCATATGTCCAGCCCGAACCCCTGCGCCGTATCGATGTTCCACACCACATCGTAAAACTCATCAACCCATGTCGCCGAGAAGTATTCAGAGTGGTAGCTGATCAGCTGCTTGATACGTGGCGATGCTGCATACTGGCGCATGGAAATCATATGGTTTGCACCTCAATATCTCCACTTACCAGCGTTGGAGCCTGATCTATTCCCACCTCAAGAGAATCTGCGTTTGCGGTTGGCGAGCCAACCTTGATGGACAGGATCAAAATAGAAGGTGAGATCGCGCTCACGCCAGCATAATAGCTTGATGCGAAAATAACCCCGCCAACTCGGGCCCTTGCTGCAGAATCTCCAACCCCATTGAATGTGTCGAGCACCGATTGACGCACAAGCTGCTGCAGGTTTGACGGTAGAGCAGAGCTCGCCTTGATCTGGACAATGAATTTCACAGCCAGAGCAGCAGGTCTCTCGAACTGGATGTCATAGGTGGGATACGGGAACACCACTCCGCTTTCGCTGTCAGTGATCGTGACGGATGTGTTTCCATCCAGATTGCAGCCGCCATTCTTGCGCTGGTATATGGCCGTCGCCACTTCCACGTCGTCACCTCCAACTACCGCAACATAGACGCAGTTGGCTGGTATTGAGTATGCCGTTGGGCCCACCTCGGCAGGAGTTCCGCGCCGGTTGTCGTAGGCGTACACGTCGAGCACACCGGGCACCTTCCATACCGCGCCGCGAATTGACGCTGCTGATCCACTGCCATTCCCTGCCACTGACGCAAATCGGCGAGCTTCATACTCTGCGCTGGACTCTTCCAGCGTTCCGGTGACTGCCGCCCCGGTATTGTTTATGGCATCCCATCCTGATGATGACTGAGCAATTCTGTTTAGCTCTCCAATTCCAAGTTGCACCGGGCCGGTTATGGCGCACGCAAACTGAACGGATGCAACACCACCGACAGGGAATGTGACCGCACCGCTGGAAGCCCAGTAAAGGCCATTGACATCTCGAGCCAGCGAGCCAGCCGGTAGGATTGCCCCAGGCTGCCCGGTTACGGTGGCCTGCACCACAGATGAGGTGGCCCCCTTGCGTGGCAAGAAATAGATCCGCCCGATAGCGTCCTGCATCCTGCCAAAGCTAGTTGCCGGGTCAACCCCTGCCACCACGGCAGCCACGGCAGCGTTTGCGTCGGTGATGTCCTGCGTCAGGTTGTCGGCGATATGCGCCTGCGGCGTGGCGCTGCTGGTGATGTTGAGATTGCCACCGAATGCCACGTTATAGTCGGCAAGCACTCCGGCTCGGATGGCAGTAGCCTGCGGCACTGTGACGCCTTGATAGGTGATCGTGAGCTTGGGGACGTTAGACATTGATCTGGGTTCCGTCGGTCAGGGTGACTTGAATTTGCCCGGTCACGCCACGGGCCTGATCGTAAATCAGTACGGGGTTAGCTGTTGCCACTTCCGGCACCCGCAGAGCCTCTTGCCGGTACCACGCTGCAAGAGTGGCCTGCGCGGGGCGCTGACCCAGCACGGACTGTTCGTAGGGGATGCCGTCGCCGGTGTTGTAGGGTGCCTCCCCCTGCCACAGCATGGACTGGCTGGCCACGTCCTGCGCCACGGCATACGAAAGGGACGATACGGCGATGTTGCCGGATGCATCCACATCCAGATCCCATGTCGTCGGGTTCAGAAACATCGTGTCCATGCGGCCTCGTCAGTTTGCCTGCGTCAGAGTGGTAAGTTGGTTGGCGTCCATCTCTTGGTCTGGGTGCGGGCCGCCGCCGTGGGTGTGGGTGTTGAACAGCGTGGCCATTCTCTCATCTACCAGCCGGCGAACAGTGGCGCCCGTGTCCCCCAGTTTAACACCAGATGAGTTATGAACCAAAATCCCGCCTTCGGTGATCTGGATGTAGCTGGTAGGTGTGCCGTTGAGGAAGCCACCAAGATAGAGCGCGTCGCTGAAATCGTGGGTTCGCCAGCTGCCCGGGGGAGCCTGCTTTTTTGCTGACTTTACCGCAGAGATGTCGCGGGAGCAGAAGCAAGCCATGCCAATGTCTCCCGGAGCAGGATCCACTATCACCGCATTAGTTCCGCCCTGCAGGCGGAAATACGGAACGTTGTTGATTGTACCGTGCTGCACGGTGTTGCCTTGGCCGTCCACCATGTCCACCAGTACGGTGATGTCCACGAATCCAACCGGATCAATTCCACCACCGCGCACGGCATCCACGCGCACCGGCAGAGAGGTTTGCAGCTTCAGGATGGCTTGGCGAACAGCAAAATTCAGCGCGTTCATCTCGCTATCGAAGTCAGATGGAAGGGCTAGGGGGTTGTTGGTGTCGGCCATTACCTCGTCCTCACGTATTGACTTATCGCATTCGCATTCACATACATGAACCACGCCCCGCCCGGGGTCTCGCAGTCTAGGTTTATGGCCACGCTGCGCACGTACCAGTTTCCGGCGCAGGGGGTAACATCTGTTTCCAGCTTTATCTGGCGACCCCGGTAAATCCCCGGATCATAGAGGCACATGAAGTCCACACCCAGGTGGGTGGGTGTTGGCCAGCCGATAAGCCCCAGCTCGCCATTCATCACCACCGGATCCTGATTGCGCGGGGTGCCGATGGGTGCGATGGCGATCAGCCCCTCTGATGGCTCGACCCACAACTGGCAGCGGGCCATGTCGCACAGGGTGCGCAGTTGGTTCAGGTATGACCCACTCAGGTATGCGTCCGAAACCGTGGTGTCCACGCCGTTATTTTCCAGCGGCAGGCCGATGCGCTTGGCAAGTTCCCCGGCGATGGTTGCCACACTCTGCGATCCGGGCCATGAGGTGGGGGCATCTGCATCAGTGGACGACTGCAGGGACTGGTATGCTTCCACCACAAACGGCACGTCCGGAGCCCCAGCGTAGTCGGTGTAGGCGCTAGCGATAGTGCCAAGGAAGAGCGTGTTGTATTGGCCGTCTGGGCCGGTCGCCTCGACCAGTACCTCGTTGCGCTGTAGCTCGGTGTTCACGTAGTTGATGATGGTCAGGCGGTTCATGACGTCTTGCGCCAGGCCCTTGATGCTGATCCGCGCCGTGGCGAACTGCCAGCCGCCTGGCGCCTTGATCTCCACCGACGACCGAAACCCTTCATAGACAACCGTATCAGGCTCGCCCGGGCCAGAGAATGACCCGGTGCGCATCTTGAAGGTGAACCTTAAGCCTCTGGATTGAAAAGAAGTTGCCACCGGCTTCCCCATCCTGTGTAGTCGGGCGCATCGTCGCCCTGAGTGTCGTTGACTGCGATGTCGCCGATAAAGCCGGTGTATGCCGCGCGGATGATTGCCGATCGGTTTACCATCAGCACGGTTTCGCACAGCACGGTGCCAGCCCACGAAACGCTGATGTACTGGCGTCCACCAAGCTGGCGCAGGTACAGGGTCACCGGCTGGCCCGCAAGCGTCGCCTGCACGGTCTGGGCCGGCACGGCGCGCAGGGGGATTTGTTCTATTGCCATGAGTTCCTCACGATCCGAATGTCTCTGTCGGTGCAGTGGTTTGATAATCCCATTGGATCTCGCTCACCGGCTCAATAGCTTCTCCAAGCTGCACCCTTGCGGTCGGCGTGGGCGGCACGTTGTTTGGGTCAGCTATCTTGCTGTTACTGTAAACCACCTGGGTCTCGCGCACTTCCTGAACCATCAGATCGGCAACAATCATCCCGACCCCGCTGGCCGCACCGCGCAAGATCCGGTATTCCACCAGTGTGTAGCCGTTGTAACGCTTCTCTGGCATCACGATGTCAAATTGCGTTGGCGCCGCGGCGTTGGTGTCCAGCCAGTCAGTGATGTATGCCCGCGTTGCTGCTGTGCCTTCTTTGGTGACGCGGATCAGCATGGCGGTGGGATTCTTCACCTTGTTGTAGCTGATGAAGCTGCCTGACTCCACCTTGTAGGTGGACGCCTCGGAAGACCCGTTGATCCCCATCTCTACGATGGAATCCACCTCGACCTTGGCTGTCTCGCTGCCAGCATCGAAGATGCCCCACTTGTCGCCCGGGAACAGCGCAGACCATAGCGACCCGATGGCAGCACTCAACACGCTGGTGATCGGCGCAGGTATCTGTCCGCTTTTGAGGACTGGGAAGCCAGGTATTCCGGCCATGTTGACTCCTTGGTTTGCCTTGGGGGCTTGCTGTGGGGATTATTGCACAAAGAGTTATTTGATGGTATTCGCCATATTTATTGCAAGGTATGTTGTGTTTTAATTGTTGGTCATGTAATCTTGCTTTGACGGTGCGGCGATGGGCTGCACAAAATGGGGTTGATATGAAATACGAAACAATTGAAACGCACATCACAGATATTCAGCACGGCGACACCATCGTTGAAAACGGCCAATTGGTTACATTATCCCGCAATTACATCAAGAACGACCCATTTCTTGGCCGTACCATCCGCGGCAACTCATACAATGGCGGTCGTAAGCCAGTATTGAAAGCTGTAATTAAGCTGGCCGTGCAGGATGGCTCTTTTGTTAACGCATGAAGCGGGGTGTTAGTATGTCGCATAATGGTTTTTGGATTAGTACAGCTGACAGACTGCCAGATAATGGCATTCAAGTTCTGTGCACAGTTAGTGCTGTCGTGTCGGAGTGGCAGGAGGTTTTATATTACGATGGTCTCGCATGGTCTACGACACAAGACGATGATTTCCCGTACATAGTTACCCACTGGCAGCCTCTCGGCCCGATGCCACAACTACGGAGCAACAAGGCCCCGTAGCGGGGCCCCTTCCTCACTGCATCCCCCCATCAAACTGACGCACCAACTCCCCTTTCAGTCCCGCCGCGATACCTCGAGCATCTTTGGCCTGCGTCTGCACCGTGATCTGTCCGATGCTGATGCTCTGACTACCCCCCCCGCCACCCTGCGCCATGCTGATTCCGCTCAGGATCTGCTGGTCGCTCAGGTAGGATTTACCCGCCTCGTGCTGGCTGATGCCTCTGATCATGGCTGCCGCCGTCGCTGGGTCTCCGAAGTTGAGCTGCTGGTTGGGGTCTAGGCCGGTGGACTTGGACAGCGCCTTGATATAGGCGCTGGTGTTGTTTGCCCCTTCCGGCGCATAGACGCCCATCACCTCGGTCAAGGTGTCGATGCCGCGCTGCTGGTACAACTGCAGCTGCCGGTACAGGGCGGCAATGCCCTCCTCGGTACTTTTGAACTTGGCGAAGGTGTGTCCAGCCACGGTCTCGCCCTTGGACGCCCCACGCTGACCAGCGAAAACCAGATTGCCCGGGTTGTTGTGGCGCTCGGCTACCGTGCCGCCTTTCTTGTTGGCGACAGTCGGACCCATGTAGTTCTCGCCTTGGATCTCTCGCAGCGCCTCATCCTCGCCTTTGTTCAGGCCGCCAGAGTAGAGCAGGAAGCCAAGCGGGGCAGCCAATGAAGCGGCGGAAGCAGCAAGCCCAGCCATGGTGCCGGCCAGCGAGGTAAGGCCGCCGATCACCGCCGACCCGCCAAGCAGGCGCAGGGTCGCCAGCGCCAGGATAAGCGAAGTGCTCCACCCGTCCGTTTTCTCGTCCAACTGGGCGAACAGGTCAACCGCCTGCGACAGAGGCGGGATTATCACCTCGGCCATCTTGACGAACGACTCGGCCAGACGTTCCAGAGAAGGCAGCACCTTAATCACCAGCTCGCGGGTCATCTTCTCCAGCCGCTGCTGGGCCTTGATCCAAGTCTGCTCCGCCTTGTAGGCGGCATCGGCGTCTTTCTGGCTGAAACCCTGCTGGGCTGCCAGCGTGCTGCGCAGCTCTTTGCCCCCCTTGGCGATCAGGTTGATGGTGCCTTCATCAAAACCCATCTGTTTCAGGTAGGAGTACCGCTGCTGCCTGTCGGGGAATGCCCGTTCTGTGGCGTCGGCGATGTCGCTCAGGATGTTGGTCAGCGGCTTGGCCTTGCCTGCCGCATCGGTGACGCTGACTCCCAACTGGCGCAGGTACGGGGTGATCGCGCTGTCACCCTTCATGAATATTTCAGTTACCTGGCTGCCCAGGTTCTGCAGGGTGCCAAGGAATCCCTCCATGCTGCCGCCGTTCAGCTCGCTGGCTTTGCCCCAGCGGTGCATGGTGTCAGCGGAAATATTCAGGTTCTTGGACAGGCGGGACAGGTTGGCGCCGGTGGTGACCACGTCGCGGGTGAAGTTGATCAGCCCCTTTCCTGCAGTGAGCACGGCGAAGAACTTCAACGCCGAGCGTTGCATCTGGCCAAAGAATTCGGCTGCGTCCTTGCCGGAGGCGGCGATCTGTTTGCCAACTCGATCTGTGTTCTTGCGAGTATCGGACAGCCCCTTCTCGGTGTCCTTCATTCCCTGCTGGAAGTCCTTGTTATCCAGCCCCAAGGTGACTATCAGGCTGTCAATCACTGTTGGCATGTGGCCTCCTACCCTGCCGCACCAGCTGCGCGGACTCGGGCCATGTTCAGTTGGTCAATCTGGTGGATCTCGAGCATTCGATAGGCATCATATGGGCCGTAAATCGTCTGCAGTTCGTGAAGTGTGGCGAGCCGTGCGGAAATCAAGGTGGCGATGATGCCGGGGGTATTTGAATAAGGGGCCATCTCGACCCCTCTTCCTCCGGCCTGCTCGGCGACTGTTAGATCTGCTCTTCGCCACCGGTAGAAAAACCCAGATGCAGCTCCATCACCGCCTTGCGCAACAGGAATCGGGTCTTTACGTCCTCGATGTCACCATCCATCAGGGCGCGAGGCTTCTGGGTGGCCGGTACCATGATTTGGACGCAGGACATCATTTCGTCTAGTAGGGGCTTGGCCTGCGAAGGCGAAACGGAAGCAAGAGCCTTCAATCCGGTGCGGGCCAGCTCTGCCATCGGGGCCTGCAGGTTCAGATCAACCTCACTGGAAGCAATGGCCTGCAGTGCGCGGAATGCCCACCACTCCGCAGCCTCGGCTGACATCTCAGTGATCTGGTACTTCTTGCCCGCGTCGCGGCCTTCGGTGATCTCTACAATCTCGGTGCGTCTCATATATTTCTCCAGACTAGGAACACACCAACAGCCAGTAGCGAAATCAATGTAATTCCCATCTTCATCGTCTCATCATCAAAAAAAGGAAAGGCGACCACTGGCCGCCTTGGGATTATACCAGAGGGGTCGGCAAGACGCTTTCCCATGTGATCGTGAACGTTCGCGGTTGCAGACTACGCTGAGCGTTCGGGATCGATGTGTAGCGACTCAGCACGCCACGCGACAGGGTGTAGGAGCGCTGGGTGCCCGGCAATGTGATGACTCCCCCAAGCCGGAACACAGTCTTGTTGGCGTCCTGAGCCAGTACAATGCCGTCAAACAGGTCGATGCTAGCAGAGTCCGCCTGCAGGGTGATGGTCTGGGTGTACATGCGCGGCACCCAGCCGGCAGACATGACGCCATCAACGCCCAGAACAACCTCGGCAGTATCTGCCTCATCGGTGGCAAACGCCGCATCCGCGGCGTAACCCTGGATCTGAGTGGCAGCCAGCGCGAAGTCTGCCGAGCTCAGGATAAAAACGCTGTCCGCGCTGGTAATAGTACGAGAAGCCATTGACGTCTCTCCTTAAAGTACGGCGATAGACGCCAGGGTGATCTGCTGGATGCTTCCGCCATCCATATACCACAGTTTGACCGGCGGGCTCTGGCGCTGCTGGCGCACCTGCGCGGTGGCAGGCAGAATTTGCAGGTAGTAGCCCTTGCTCTGCAGGTCAGAGCTGATATCCAAGCCGGCTTGCTGGGCGATGGCCGCCTTCTGCGAGTTGCTCAGGGTGACGCCGATACGGATGGTGCCATTGTTCAGAGCCTCATCAATCGGGTCTTGGCACCAAGCGCGGATCAGGGTCTGGCCCTGCGCATTGTACGGAGCGGAGTTCACCTGCAGCAGGCCATTGAAGATTGACAGGCGCAACTGGGCGTTCAGGTAAAGCTGCGCGATGAAGGAGTCAGCCCACTTGAAGCTTGATCCGTTCATCTGGCCGTCATACATGATGCTGTATTCGTTGCCCTCGCCACGGTCCACGTAGGCACCGTAGTAGCTGGCATTGTTTGACAGCACAGCCTCTGCGTCTGCGAAGTTGGTGACGTAAGGAGTGGAGCCGGAGAACTGGCGGAATGCCAGAGTGCTGCGGCCGTTGACGGACTGCCAATCCACCGAGCCAGCCCAACCACAGGCATCGGCGGCGTGCTCTGCTTCGCCGTAGATCACCAGCGTGCCGTCGTAGTTCATGGCATCCACAATGGAGCCGAACACAGCAGGGTTGTTGGTGGTCTTGTATCCGGCAGCGGTGTCCCACGCCACGAACATATATCCTTTGTTCTGGGTGTTGGCCCACTGAGCAAATCCTGTCAGCTGGTCGGCGTCACACTCGAAAATGGTCATGAACGTGGCCCAGTTATAGGACGGGGTGGCGCCGCGAGCCATTGCTGTCGCCGGAGTGTCGGCGGCAACACCCTGAGACAGTACCCCAGCAGACAGGCCCAGCGCATCGGATGCGGTTCCGGTCGCTACGGTCATTGTCGAGGTAGCGCCAGTGGTGCCGGAGGTGACAACGAAGCAGGAGCTGGTCGCACTCCAAGTCACCGCGGCGGAACCAGTCAGTCCGAGCCCAGTGGTCAGTAACGCAGCCGCGCTGGTGAAGTCGGTGGCAGTGGAAAGATCGACAGAAGAATCAGTGTGCACCGTGCCATCCACGGTGATGGACAGGGTTCCGGTAACCGCTTTCAGCTGCACCAACGTGAGTGAAATCGACTGACCGCGCAGCCACGCAGCCCTAGCCGCATCGGCGTAGCCACCGAAAAACAGGGTGCCGGGCTTCTTCAGGCTGTTATCCGGCCCATTGAAATAGAAACCAGCCAGCGTGTGCTGGGTGGAGTTGAATCCGTAATAGTTGCCCACGCTTTCCAGATCGGGAAAGCTCAGCAGGCTGGATACAGGGGTGAGCGCACCATCATCCAAAAACACGGCATTGAGGGAAAGCGGATTTCCACCTGCCCCCACCACCGCCGGGTTGACGGTCACGATCTGCTTGACTGGGATAGGCATCGCCTTCTCCTTATGCGGGGTTGTTGATCCCGGCCCTACGCCGGATAAAGCAAGTCGGCCGCAATGACCGAGGTTTCACCCATGGTGTCGAACTGCTCGGCGGCCACATTGACAATGGGATTGTACTGCATCGAGACGGTTATCGTCCAACGAGCCTCGTACTGCTCTTCGCCAGTAATCAAAGGCGACTGGATGCCATCGGAGCAGTAGAGAGGCTTGATGTTGTCAGGGAAGTTGTCAGGGCCGTATGGGCTGCGCAGCAGGGTCTTTGCCGTGTTGCACATCTCGCCAGCCATGCCGTCATAGAAGTCCACCTGCACATCAATGCGGGTTGAGCGCTGGAAGTCTGCGCCGGTGTTGATGTCGTATGCGCTGCGGGTTGTAGCGAGGTCATATTGCCCCATCTCGGTAAGCACAATGCACGGTGGTTCAGGCATGGCCACGCGGTTCACCTGAGCGCGCACAATCTGCGTGCCGGTAGGCATCAGAGGGTCCAGAAAACCCGCCAGAGCGGCTATCACGTTGTCGATGGTGATGCTTGGCATGGCGCTCATGCTGCAGCCCCCTGGTAAACAATTGCTACCTTGCACCAGTCCGGCCATGTCTCCAGAACCTTGACGACAAGCCAGCTCTGGCTGTTGAACTCGACCAAATCTCCACCCTTGCTGTCTGGGCGCACCACCCCGGCCAGATTGCCGTACAGGTAGGCGGCGCGGATAGTGCCTTGGATGTTCAGGCCATCCAGCTGCTTGAGGTCTTTGCCATCCAGCGCTTGGATGTTGGCTTGACCCGTCTCGACGGTGTAGGCGGGCACTTGGCGGCGTGATGCGGGATCGATGGTCCAGCCGCTGGACACCTTGACGGTAACCGGCGTGTTGGGGTTGATGGATTGCGTCGCCGCATTGGCGACTGCGCGGAGGTTCATTCATCACCTTCCATGCGGACTTGATAGGTGGTGGAGCGCAGCATGTCGCCGGTATCCACTAGCGGCTTGTTGAATCCCTTCTTGGCGATGGTGCTAGGCGCATTGGGTGGATCCTGCCATCCGACAATGGACGACTTGAGGTCGTCGTTGATCTTTTCACCGATGAGCGAAAGGGTCTGGCGGGTACTGTAACCAGAATGCACGGCGGCTTTTCCCAGCAGCTCAGGCCAGCCAGCTGACTCCTTGGCGATCATGGCGCGAAAGAACGGGCGAGCCGGAGAGCGGCTGGTGCCAAATTCGTTCCAGAATGCCACCTGTGCGACCGGAGTACCGTCAGGATAGGTTGCTCCAGACATAAAGCCGACGTCCAGCTTGCCCGGCGCCATTCCCTTGGCTATCTCTGCCAGCTTGCGGGCCAGCTTGTCGCCGCCGGTTAGGGTTGCCATTTTACCGACCAATGTGACGAAGCTTTGCCAGATCAATAAACGGTCTTGCTGGCTGCTTTACTGTGTCGCTGCATTCAACTCTTGCCAGCTTGTATTCAACCGGATAGCCAATCGTGATTACGTACTGCTCACCTTCAGCTGCTTTTTTTGCCAGAAGAGAAACTTGCTCTTTAATCATATTGATCATCATCAATACCTCGTCGGTCTAGCCACGTAACGGAACGAGCGCAGATAGGCGGTAGCTTGCCAGAACTCAGCGCCATAGGATGTCTGAATGAACCAAGACGCCCCCATGTGCGCGTTGAACTCCAGCGAGACGCTGACGCTGCCCTCTGTTGCGCTGGAGGTGCGTCCAACTGGCCCCGGAACTCCCCCTGGGTTCAGCGCCCCTGCCAGCTGGGCAATATGCGCCACCAGCAGCCAGTACAGCAACAGGCGCTTAGCCTCGTCCTGCACGGGGCAATCCTGGTTGGCAAGGAAAAGCTGCGACCGCACGAAATAACCCTCCAGCGTGGCATCAGGTACCGCGCCGAACTCGGGGTAGGCCGCCTTGAAGGCGGCAGGGTCGAATACGACGGCCGCCATGGGTTACACTCCGGCCGGTTGCGCTACTGCGCGAACCAGCGCCATGATGCCGGTCTGGATGTCGGTCTTGCCGATGGCGGCCCAGCGTTGCGGCTCAGCCATTTTGAATCTCGACAGCTCTTCCTTGGCCTCATTGCTTTCGTTAGCGGCATCAGTCTTTGAAAGGAATTGACCAGCAAGCATCACGCTTAGCTCATATTGCAGCTCAAGAAGCTCAGCCCCTTTTGCCTTGATGCGGTTCATCAGGTCGATCTCCTCCTGAATCAGTTCGCGATAACCGGAAATCTTGCGGTGTTGGTTTTCCATTGCTTAATCCTCTGCCTTCTTCAGATCGTTCTCTTCGGCATCCGCACCCTCAAGACCGGTCTTGTTCTTGACTCGCTCTTTGGCTGCGCTGCGAGCCTTGGACTCGGTTGCTTCGGCGAAGATGTCGCCATTGACCAGCGGCTCAAAATCCTTGTGCAGCTCGCACCATTTGTCCCAAAAGTCTTTATCGACTTCGGTGTAGCCGCACATGGTCTCGCGAATGTAGATCGCGCCGTTCATGTCGGCGTTCTGGCCGCGCAGCTCCACGCGGGTTTCATTGCCACTGCCATCTTGCAGTCGCAGGATAAGTCCCAGCGGGAGGCGGCAGCCTACGGTAATCTTGCTCATTGTTTGGATCCTTTTTCGTCAATCGTCAGCGCACCAGCATCAAAAGTCCCGGTGCGCAGCTGTCCATCCACGAACCACGCGCAATCCACGCTGCGGCCTGCGGTACGCTCCACTGTCATGCTAGGGGAACCAGAGCGGAGGCGGACGATATTACCGGAACTGAAAGGGCGGGTGATTACTGTACCCATCACGCAACCACATACACACATTGATATGGGACAAGAAGTGGCTCACCAATCACGCCTGGCTCCTTGAAGTATGTCAGCTCGAGCTGGTCATCGTCGGTCACCCTGGTAACTGTCATCGGACAGCTTCCGCTGTTAAGGCGGACAACCGAGCCAATGAGCTCCTGATCCTCATCGACAGCCAAGTCAGGCATGAGTTCTTTGAGCGCAACCTTCACATCATGCGGTAGTGCGCCAAGGTTCTCTCCCAAAGCCTTAATAAGGCCCCTGAATTCATCGATTTCGGATACCTTCACCTCAACCGTAGCCAAGCACACCTTTTTCACTTCATCACTCATCATCATCACCTTCAACAAAAGAGGGGGCTTTCGCCCCCATCTTAGCACAGCATCAGACGCCGAGCATGCCCTGTACTGCCATCGGGCGATAAATGACGGTACCCCAGGTGCCCTGCGACTTCTTCTGCTTGAAGCTGGACAGATCCACAAACACCGGATGGGCGCGCATCTTCTCGGTGAAGCAGCAATCCCAAGTGCGCTGACCCTTGATGTCATCGACAACCAACTGAACCAGCTCGCCGGAAGCGGTGGCGTACTCCGGCACGGTCTTGACCTTCAGATTCGGGTAGTTCTTCTTGAGCAGGTCGGCAACGTTGACATTGAACTCGTTGGTGAAAGTCAGCGCCAGCTCGGAGTTCGGCGACATGATCAAGGTCATGTTACTGTTGAGCTTGACGTTACCCTTCAAACGAGACTGCAGGTTCCAGTACATAGACTGGATGTCCTTCAGCACTTCCAGCGCGGTGGCGTTCGGCACACCGCCAGTGCCGACCCACTTAACGCCACCAGCCGCCTTGGTGGCAGGGGTCAGGTTGGCGGGCAGCGCCGGATCGTTGGTCATGCCGTAGTTCTGAAGGTTCTTTACGCCGAACAGGTAGGACAGGTTCTGGAACTTGTTCAGGGTCAGAGCGGAGGCCGCGTTAACCTGGCTCGCCCAGTCGATACGGGCGGCGCCAGCGCGCTCCAACTCTTTCTCGCCCCATTGGGTAATGGTTTGATAATGGAAGCTCTGACGTTGCGGCCAGTTGGTGTTAGCACCAGCAGAACCTGCGTTGTTGTAGTCGCCATAAGCCGCGGTCTGGCCGGTGGCTTCCACGACGGGGAACATGGCGGTTTCGGTGATCCAGTCGCCCTTCTTCACTTCCGAACCGGCAGCCTCGGCCGCTTCGATCGGGGCAACCAGCACCTCGATGAATTTCGGATCGATATAGGTGGTCAGGAAAGACGGGATGCCGGAGTTGGACACAGTCACCAGTCCTGGCTGGGCGTCCTGCGCCAGAGCGATGTCGTGGCTGAAGTCGGTATCCAGCGCCAAGGGCTGAACGCCCATGAAGTGGATCCCCGCACGGGATGCCAGCTGGCGAAAATCGATGGGTTGCGGCATGTTGGCAGCTCCTTACAGGGACATGACGAGCAGCTCGTTGAGAGCGCAGCCTTGGGTGATAACGAAGTCGGTCTCAATGAAACCGGCGATGGTAGCGCCAGCAGCGCCCGGCTGGATGGTGCCATCGGACAGCTTGGCAAAAGCCTTCTGACCCTTGGTGGCGGCAGCCACAGTGGAGGTGGCCCAGTAGTCGCCGGTGCGCATCACGGTAACAGGGAAGCCCTGCGGCACCAGGTTGCTGGACTCTGCCAGATAGGTGGTGATCAGTGCTTGCTGTTCGCGGTGGATGAAGCCATCCGGCTTGCCGGTTCCGGTGTTTGACACGGTGCCAAGGGTCGCATCGATCCACGCAAAGCGGCCCACGGTAACGCCAGAAGCGCCAGCTACATACTGACCCTCACCAGCGGGAAAGGATGCACGCGGGTTGGCGGTGGCGAAATCACCAGCTACAGCCGGAGCCTGCTGGAGGTTTACGGTAGTTTGAAAACCCATTTTGTAGGCTCCTTCTTAGGCCCGACCGAACCGGCCGAGGTTGAATTTGTCCACGGTTGCAGCGGAGTCAGCGGCGATCTGCGGATCACGCTTTGCCGGTGCGCGGCGGTCTTTCAGTGCGTTGAACATGGCACGCAGGCCGGGGGCCGGCATGTCTTTGTGATCCACGTTCATCTGGTCCAGAGCGAAGCGGTAGACCTGCTCGGCGGAATCCATCCCGATAACGTCGCCGACGACGGGGCGGACATCGACTTTGGCTTGTTCCAGCTGCTTGAAACCGACGCGCATGGAGTCCATGGCCGCTTCAACGGTGGCGTTGACGTCTTCCGGCTTCATGGCTGGAACTTCGTCCTTGCCATAGGGGCGATCCATGCGGGTGAGCATATTGCCAACGGCTTCCAGGTCAGCAGAGTCCATGCCCTTGGATTTCAGGAAGTCGATGATCTCAGCGCGCTTGGAGCCTGCGCCATCGTCTTCTTCGTCGTTGCCAAGCTCGCGGGACAGCTCTACGGGCTCCGGCGACTCTTTCACGCCGAGCACGGCATCGATGATCTCGTCAGCCTTCTCGGCGTCGATATCGGAATCCATGGCAAGCAGGCCTTTCAGCACCGCGGCCTTATTGAAGGTTTCCTTCTTGGCTTCCCCCACCAGAGCCGGCAGCGCGGCATCTTGTGCAATAGTCGGGGACAGGCCGCGAAGGGAGACAAACAGGGCTTTGCCCAACTTGCTCATTTTCATGGCGGGGGGTTTCTTTTGTTTGTGGAACGGATCGGGGGCGGCCACTCCTA